TGATGATCAAGTCCAGACCGCAATCAAGGCCCTGGAGACTCAGGCCAAGCTGCTGCGCTTTGACATCTGATGCTGCTAGACGGCCTCGCAGTTCAAGAGCCTCTGCTCGCCTTTGCTGAGCCTGTAGATGATGACCGCACAGAAGAAGTCGTCGAGGGCCTCACCAGCTGCCTGACAGATCCACAGCGGCAAGTCTGGGATGCTGATCACCGCTTCAAGCTGCTCTGTTCTGGGCGGCGCTTTGGTAAGACCTATTTATGCATAACCCGGCTGATCTGCTGGGCCATGGAGAAGCCCGGCAGCCTCTGTTGGTATGTCACCGCCAATTACCGGATGGCGAAGCAAATTGCCTGGCGTCAGCTCAAGACAATGACGCCTGACAGCATGATCGCCAAAAAGAATGAGACAGACCTGTCGATCGAGCTGGTCAATGGCAGCGAGATCGCCTTGCGTGGTGCTGACAATGAAGACAGCTTGCGTGGCGTGAGCCTGTCTGCCTTGGTCGTTGACGAGGCGGCCTACGTCAAGCAGACGGCTTGGGAGATGGTGCTGCGCCCGGCTTTGTCAGATCAAAATGGCCCGGCTTGGTTTATCACCACACCAGCAGGGCTGAACTGGTTTCACGACTTATGGGAACAAGCCCAGGACCAAGACGACTGGGACACCTTTTCGTTCACCACCATCGACGGCGGCAACGTCTCCGCTGAGGAGATCGAGGCGGCACGCAACACCCTGGATGAGCGCACCTTCCGCCAGGAGTATCTGGCCAGCTTTGAGACGTTATCCGGCAGGGTCTACCCCGGCTTCAGTGACGACAACATCTCGGAAGACATCAAGGACACTGGCGGCCCGATCTTCTGGGGGACTGACTTCAACGTCAGCATCATGGCGGGCGTCTTGGGCAGCAGGGTTGGCGACACGCTGCACATTTGGGATGAGTTAGCCGTCAAGCAGTCGAACACCGACGAGGTGTGCGCCATGCTCAAAGATCGCTTCCCTGATCGCCAGATCATTGCCTACCCAGACCCGACAGGCTCTGCCCGGAAGACATCATCAGCAGGCCGGACGGATCACGACATCATCCGGCGCTTTGGCTTCAGTTGCATCAGCCCCAAGGCACCGTGGGCCGTCAAAGACAAGATCAACGCGACGAACTGGATGATCAAAACGGCTAAGGGCAGCATCCGCCTCTTTGTTCATCCACGCTGTAAACACACAATCAAGGCGCTCAAAAATGTGACGTTCAAAGATGGCGCTGAGGATTATGTGATCGACAAGTCGGCCAATATCGAGCACTGGACGGATGGCCTTGGATACTTGATCCTCGGTGCCTTCAATCCGCTCCATGAACGTGCTGGACGGGGCACAGGGATTCGTCTTTACTAAACTCACGACATAGGGCGGGATCCGGCTGTGTATTCATCTGCGACGACATCAGGCCGGAAGCGTTCCGGAAAGGTCACGGAAGTTGGTGATCCGAGCCTGGAGTGGATCGGGATGGAACCCCACTGGGAGCTAGTGGAAGCTCTCCAGGGTGGAACATTTGCAATCAGAAAAAAGCACCGCAAATATCTTCCGCAGGAGCCTCGTGAGTTAGATGAGAGTTTTGACGCCAGGCTTCAACGCTCATGCGTTCAGCCTTACCTCACCAGAATCGAACGCTTGCTAGCGGGCATGTTGACCCGCAAGCCTGTGCGCCTCACTGATGTCAGTGATGTAATCACAGAGCATCTGTTTGATGTTGATCTGGGCGGCAACAATCTCGACGTGTTCTTGTACGAGACCGCGCGCAAGATGATCCGCTACGGCCACATCGGTGTCTTGGTGGATGCACCGCGTGCTGGTGATACTGGCCGCCCGTACTGGACCGCGTACACCCCCAGGGACGTGCTAGGCCATCGCTCAGAGATTATCGATGGCCAGCAGAAGCTCACCCAGCTGCGCCTTCACGAGCAGATCGTGGTTCCTGAGGGTCTCTATGGCCAGAAGCAAATCGAGCAGGTGCGTGTTCTGACCCCTGGTGGTTTCGAGATCCACCAGAAGGATGACAACGGCGACTTCAAGATTGTCGATGAAGGCCAGACCAGCCTTGATGACATTCCGTTCGCCGTTGCCTATTCCAACCGCGTTGGCCTGCTTGAGTCGCGCCCGCCGTTGGCTGACATCGCTGAGCTGAACCTCAAGGCGTATCAGACGCAGAGCGATCTGGACAACATGCTGCACATCTCAGCAGTGCCGATGTTGGCGCTGTTTGGGTTCCCCCAAGCGGCAGAAGAGATCAGCGCAGGCCCCGGCGAAGCGATGGCCCTACCTGAGACGGCGCGGGCAGAATTTATTGAACCCCAAGGCAACAGCTACGACGCGCAGTTCAAGCGCCTCGAACAGCTGGAGAACCAAATCAACACCCTGGGCATGGCTGCCATCCTGGGTCAGAAGCTCTCAGCTGAGACAGCCGAGGCCAAGCGGATCGACCGCAGCCAGGGTGACAGCACCATGCAGGTGGTGGCCCAGCAGGTGCAGGACTTGGTGGACAACTGTCTGCGATTCCATGCGGCCTACATGCAAGAGCCGCAGGCTGGCAGCGCGTTTATCAACCGCGACTTTGTTGGTGCGCGTCTGGAGCCGCAAGAGATTCAGTCGTTGCTGCAGCTTTACACCGCAGGCACGATCACTCAGCGCACCCTGCTGGAAGAGCTGAGCAAGGGTGAGGTGCTCGACGACCTGGACGTGGAAGAGGAGCTGGAGGCCACGCAATCTGGCGGCCTGATAGAGACCCCAGAGCCAGAACCTACGCCTGAACCTGAGGAGGCAGAAATGCCAGAACCAGAGGAAACTGAGGAGGAATCAGAAGGTGCTGAATGATGGGTTGGCTGGACAGACTGCACAAGCCGAACCCGCCTAGAAAACAGCTGCTGTTCTTCGCTCAGGAAGAGCTAGCTAATGAATACTTTGCGGTGATCAGAACGACGTGGTTTGAGCACGGCAAGATCTGCGGCATTACTGAGTCGCACATTCATACTTACGATGATGAAGTGATCGCTGAGTTCACGGGCATCGTGAGCGAAGCATTGCGGATGGGCGCAGATGTGTCGGCCTTATCGATCGCCACAGCTGAGGAACTTGGGATTGAGCCGACATGACGACGCCTGCCGAGCTTTACCGTAACGCTGTCGATCTGAACAGGTTCAGCAACGGCGTGGCCCGGCAGATTGCCGCGACGTACAACGACGCCGTACTGGAGGTTTTGAATCAGCTAGCTGGGCTTGATGCTGACACTGCGCCGGTCAAGGCTGCACGATTGCGCGCGTTGTTTGCTCAGCTGCAAGGCTCTCTTGATAACTGGGCGGGCCAGAGCACTGAGCTGATGATTGAGCAGATGCAGGGCCTAACGGAACTGCAGACAGAATTTGTGGCTACAGAGCTGCGCGAGGTATTGCCGGAATCGGCGGCTCAGCAGGTCAAGAGCGTGCGCGTTAGCCCCGAATATGCGCGCAGCGTGGCGACAACTGACCCCATGAAGTTCAACTTTGTGGCCCTCAGTGATGATCTCGAAGCTGTGGTGACAGGTGCGCCGCAGGTAGCTCAGCTGACGGCAGCTAAGGGCACGAGCATCGTGCTGCCCAATGGTCGATCGCTGCAGCAGTCGTTCAAGGTGTTGGCCCAGGTCAACGTTGACACGTTCAACCGTGAGGTCAGGAATGGTCTGTTGATTGGAGAATCGCCAGACAAGATCGCCAGGCGATTGAAAGGCAGGTTGCGGCAAGGGCAAACTGGCAGCGTCAAGCAGTTGGCTCAGAAAGGCGGGCAACTGACGGCCAGGGCCAACCGTGAGGTGAGCACATTGGTGCGGACAAGCATGAACCAAGTGGCCAACGCTGCCAGCCAGCAGGTGTATCAGGCCAACCAAGATGTCACCAAAAAGTATCGCTACGTTGCGACGCTGGACGGCAGGACATCGCCCATCTGTCGCTCACTTGATGGTCGCGAGTTCAAATACGGCAAAGGCCCGCAACCTCCGCAGCATTTCAACTGCAGGTCCACCACGGTGCCTGTTGTTGATTACAAGGGCTTGGGATTGTCAGCCCCGCCGCCGGGCAGGCGTAAGGCGGCACAAGGAACAGTGCCTGCCAATCAAACTTATGGTCAATGGTTGTTTGATCAATCCAAGGCTGATAAAGAGAAAATCTTGGGCGGTAAACGCCGCGCGGCTTACTTCAACAAGCTGTCCCGCAAGATGGGGCCGAGCGAAGCAATACGACGTTTTGTCAAAGATGACGGGTCAGAGGTAACTTTGGAATATCTCCGCAAACAGTATGGCGATGTCAAAGCTCCCAGCTAAGTACCAGTTCAAGGCGCAAGGCGCTGAGAGCAAGCCCAAAGCGACGGCTAAAAAAAAGTCCGCTAAAAAGGAAGAGCCCTCAGGAGATGAGTGATGCCTAAAGGCCCCGGCACCTACGGCTCGAAAATGGGTCGTCCCCCCAAAAAGAAAAAAGGCAAGAAAAAGAAGTAATGGCACGGAAGCAGCGGCGAGTTCCGAAGGACAAGGCCACCGGCCTGCCTAAGAAGTACCTATCGGGTGCGAAGAACCGCTCTGCCAAGGCCCGTGAGATCAAGCGAACTGCCGAGGCTTACAAGGCTGGGGAGTTCATCGACATCAAAGCTGTTTCCGCTTCGAGGACCAAGCAAGGTGGCACCAAAAAGAAAACCTCTAAGCGAGGCAACAAAAAAGTCTCTAAAAGAAAAGGCTGAGAAGTCGCGTTTCTTTTACGGCGAGCTGGCTGCGGTCTATCGCAAAGGCCAGGGTGCTTACCTGTCGAGCGGTTCTCGTAATGTACCGATGGCGGCCTGGGCCATGGGTCGAGTCAACGCCTACATGAGAGGCGGCAAGGCGCGGACGGCTGATGCTGCGATCTATGCCCGCTACAACAAAAAGCGATGAGCATCAAACGCGGTGGCCATACGTTTGCGGGCTTTGATAAGCCCATCCGCACGCCGAACCATCCGAGCGGCAAGTCTCACGCTGTTGTCGTTAAAGACGGCGATAAAGCGAAGCTCATTCGCTTTGGGCAGCAAGGCGCTAAAACGAAGCGTCCGCGCAAAGGTGAGAGTGCTGCTGACAAGGCTAAACGTGCGTCGTTCAAGGCACGCCACGCAAAAAACATCGCGAAGGGCAAAACATCTGCCGCATATTGGGCGGACAAAGTAAAGTGGTCGTGAAATCAACCTTACGGGTTATTCATGTCTGAAGAGCAGAATCAGGAGATTACGTCTCCCGCAGCTCCAAACAATGCCGAGCTGGATGCACTCAAGAACAGCATCCAGGCGTTAGAAAAAAAGAATTACGAGCTGATTGGCAAGCTCAAAGAAGCAAAAACCGTTCCTGACGGTGTTGATGTTCAGGAGCTGCTTGAGTTCAAGCGCAACGTTGAGCAGAACAAACTCGAATCAGAAGGCAAGTACACCGAGGCGCGTCAGGCTCTTGAACAGCAGTTCCGCGAGGCTGCCGAAG